AAACATAGAATCTTGTTTGATGCAAGGTCAATCTCATCAAGTAATAAGATAGCACCTCTCTCAAGAGCTTCAACTACAGGACCGTTATGCCATACAGTAGAACCATCTATCAATCTGAATCCACCGATAAGATCATCTTCATCAGTTTCAATAGTGATGTTGACTCTGATCATTTCTCTTTTCTGAACTGCACATGCTTGCTCTACACATAATGTTTTACCATTACCAGATAGACCTGTGATGAATGCAGGGTAGAATAACTTAGACTTGATGATCTTTTGGATTGAATCGAAAGAACCAAACTTAGTAAAAGTCTCATCTTTACTTGGAACATAAGATGCTTCAACTGCAGGTTGTGCAGATGGTGCTTGATATGCTTTCTCAATCGCTTGAGCAGTAAGATTCCACTTACCAATACCAGTTTTGTAGTTCTTCAATCTTTTGCATGCTGTAGCATAAGAGATAGAAAGTGTTGCACCTGCTTCTCTGATGTCATTACAACCTATGTCGCTACCAACTTTCTTAGTTAGATACTCAACAAGTTGTTCTGTTGTTACTGGATTTGGTTCAAATGTCATTGTTTTAGTGGATTGCTTTGTTTGTTATGTACTTATTATAGCAGGTACATCTGCTGTGTGCCACCATAGTGGACACTTTGTTAACTGTCCTATGCTATCTGTTCGATAAACTTGTTAAGGACAGTTTTGTTAGATGTCTTAGAACCCATGTGCTTTTTGAATGCACGAGTTAGTTCTGCCTTAGTAGCAGACTCACCTTTTTGATTTACTTGAATCTCTTCAGAAGCTTCACCGATATTTCTATCAGGCATATAGATCTGTTCAGAGAATCCCATTTGATTTGATATAGAGAAGTATCTTTGCTTCTTCCATACCTTATCAACATCGATACCTCTAGTATCTACTTCATTGTATCTTAGAGTACGACCTAGATCACTCTTACTGCATAGTCTGATACCTATCCAGTTGTAATCAGTGATCTCTCTGAAGAATGCTACGATCTCCTTAGTTGTATGATAAGCATGTGTACTAAGTTTCTTAGTGTATCCTGTCTTCTTGTCACGAAGGAAAAATACACAGGCACTAGCATGAGCAAGACATCTAGTGAATCTATTACTGAAGTATCCTTCTCTGTCTTCTTCACAAACATATGATAGAGGATTTGCTTCACCATCAGTTAGACATACAACGTTTACCTTTTGTACATTCTCAACTTTCTTCATCTGCTCAACAAGTTGACGAGTACACATGATTGCTTCAGCAAGTGGTGTACCACCAAGTTGATATTGTTCATGAGCATTGACTCTGTATCCACCCATTGCATAAACCTGCATGAAGATTACTTTCATAGACTCATCAAGAGACTTAGCATTCTGTTGAGAAGATAGAAGTTCTAGCATTCTGAATGAATCATTGATGTAAAGATCATTTGGTTTGAATCTTGCATACTCATCACTAGAGTGAGATCTGAAATAGCAATCTTGGAATGCAAGAACTCTGAATGGAATACCTGCTTTTCTGCAGAACCAAACTAGATTGAATGTTTGCTTGAGTGTATCAAGAAGAACATGTGTCATAGAACCAGACCAATCGACATGGAATACTAGACCATGATTCTTACCATCAGGTACAGTTGTGATTCTCTTGAAGATATCATCTGTCAACTTGTACTTGTATAGAGAGTTAGTATTGATAACACCAGTTTTAGATGTTGCCTGTCTCTTGTACTGATCAGCAGACTTCTTCATTTCAAACTGCTTGATAAGATAGTTGACTTCTTTATTAGCAGACTTTTTGAACTGGTTGTATTTTTTAAGAACATACTCCTTGTTTGCTTGCATGAGGTCAAGAAACATTTTGCGCTCTTCCTCTGTAACAACATGCTTTTGCTTAGGATTGTAGAAGTGTTCATGAAGATCTTCTTGAATCGTTTTGTGAGAAACGATATAATCTTCAACCTTGATATCTGGTAGTGTAAGATACTTCCACTCCTTAGCATTGTCATCAATCAATGTCTCTAGTGCTTGATCAAATGCTTGTTGAGTAATACTTTCTGTTTCATCATGCTCAGTATCTTCACTGCCACGCTGACCAAGTGTAGGAGTTGCTTCTGGTGTACCTACTGGTGCCTGAGGTTGATCTTGATCTATACCTAGTTTCTGCTGTTGCTGTTGTTGCTGTTCACCTTTCTCAGATGGTTGCATATCCCACTCAATATCCATATCACCTAGGTCACCAAAGTCACCTGCACCTTCTTCACCTTCTGACTCTGATTCTTCTTTACTGTCTTCAATCTTCTCTGCTCTACCATATAGATCGATTGCTAGTTGTACAACCTGATCAAATGTTTCTGTGTTAGCAGCACGATCTACCCATACTTGCTCCTCATCAGAGAAACGAATATTAGCATTACCTTTGAACCATAGGTTGATACGATCAATGAAAGGAATCTTGGTAAGATCTTCATGATTGACACCAAAGAAATCTTGCTCATTTAGATCTGTATATCCTTCATAAAAACTTTTGCGAAGACCTGGATATGCTCTCTTCATCAACTTCTCAATACGAACATCTTCTAGAACATTTACAAATCCTCTGTCACCATCGTGAGGTTTGTTTGGTGTATATAATGCGTGTCCAACTTCATGACCTACAAGTAAATCGTATATTGCATTGGTTGCTGTGTTCCAGATAGGAAGTATAAGAACTCTGTTGTTCACATCAAAAGATGCAGTTGAAACTCTACGATGCTCAACTGTAAGATTCTCTGTTGCTAGTAGTTTAGCAAGTGTTCCTTTTACTTCTTGATTAACTGTCATGTGTTTCCTTGTGTATGTACTTATTATAACCCATTGTCAAGGTATGTGCCACTCTAGTGGACACTTTGTTAACTGTCACATGACCGCAGTTACACTCATTACCTGTGCACCAGGATTTCTAGCAAGTGCTACCTTCTTAGCATCTTGATAATCTATAGCGATGACTTCTTCATCCCAAACTTTACCTGCCTTAAACAGTGTTACTTTACATACCATCAGGAGTCCTCCGACATTTTAGAGAAATCATTTACCTTCTCAAATTTTAGAGTGCGTAAAAACTTATCTAATAATACATCACCTTTATGTGATATGACAAATAGATTAGTTGTCTGTCCTAGTGATTTTAATATCTGTAAGAGCTCGTTAGTTGCTGATGCATCAAGAGAAGAATCAAAGACCTCATCAAGTATCAATAGATTAGTTGCTACACTATTCTTCATTCTAGCAACTTCCCTCCATGTAAAGAGAAGTGATAGATCTATCTTCTGTTTCTCTCCTTCAGAGAATGATGCATAACTGAAATCATCTCTAAATCTACTCATTAACTTCTCATTGAACTCTTCATCTAGTGTAAAGTTTACAAAGAAGTCCATACTGTTCAGATATTTATTGATCAACTTGTTAAAAATTGGCACATATTTTTTAATAATCTGAGATTTTATACCACTATCCTTAAGTAGTTGTGATATAACTTGGAACTCATCCAACTTTTTATTAACGTGAGAACAACTTTTCATAGTCTCCTCTAAACTCATTTGTAATTCTACCAGAGCAGATTGTTCTTTGTCAATATTAGGTGTGACAGTTTGTAGTTTGTCTATTTCTTTTTCTCTTCTAAGATTTTCTTTTTGTAATCTTATGATCTCACGTTCTATTGCAGATATATCTGTTCTCATATCATGGCACCTCATTGATATATCATCTGCTGCTTCTATTTCATTCAACAATATGTTTATATCTGCTTTAAGATTGTTTAGATTTTTTGCTATTGATTCACCAGTTTCCTCTAATGATTTTATTTTCTTATCCTTAAATGTTTTCTTAATAACCTGTGTACAAGTAGGGCAGTTATCATGTGTAGATAGAAACTTGATTTCTTTCTTTGCAGTTCTCAGCTCAGAGTTTAAAGAACCTTGATCTAGTTTCAAATCATCTAGTTTACTTCTTTGCTCTCCTGTATCTACTACTTGTTTATAAAGACTATCTAAATCTCTTTTCTTTACTTTTAGTTCCCCTTCTTGATCTCCCATCTCTACCCAGTTTGCATCTATCTTATCTTGTATCTCTTTCTGTCTATTATCGTTTACTTCCTTAAGTTGTTTTAAAAGTTTTGTTTGTGCTGATACTTTCTGCTCTGCCACAGTTAACATGTGGTCACATTCTTTTCTTGCTGATAATGTTTCTTTTACTCTATCTCTCAACAAGAGATTCATTTTTGAGAAGATCTTGATGTCCAGTAAATCCTCGATAACTTCTCTCCTGTGACTTGCTCCGAGTTGCATGAAGGGCACAAAAGTGGATGAACCCAAGATGACGACTTGCGTAAATGATTTGAAGTTGAGTTTGAGTACTGATCCCTCAAGATATTTTTGGGTGTCGTTCGCTGCAGCGTCCTGATCGACGAGTTTATTGTTCCTGTAAAGTTCAAATACATTTGGTTTAATACCTCGGAATACACGATATTCATCTTTACCAATGGAGAAGGTGACTTCTACTTTGGTGCCTTTTTCGTTGATACTATTTACTAGTTGACCCCTAGTTATCTTTCTAAAAGGTTTGTTAAATAATCCGAAACATAAAGCATCCAACATGGTGGATTTACCCGAACCATTTTGTCCTACTATTAATGTAGACTGACTTTCATCGAGATTAATTTCAGTCCATTGATCACCAGTGGAAAGAAAGTTCTTCCACCGCAATGTTTCAAATACGATCACTTAACGATTTTGCCTTTTGGGATAATAAGTTGGTTTTCTTTAATGATTGTGAATCGATAATCATGATTAACACAGTTCATAGCAATGATGTCTGGATCAACTTCCATGATTTCCAGATCTCTTTCACAGTCGTTTGCTTCGACAAGACCCATATGTCTAACTGCATCATCCTCAGACTCAAAAACCGTTACAGTTTTTTTCTTGTCCTTAGATTGAACAGCGTAGATTCCTCCTGATTCTTGTTCGATTAGTACAAACATTATAGTTCTGATGCCTCGACGTACAGTGATCTCATAACAGATTTGACATTTGACTTATCAACTTTAAGCTCTATCTCATCTATGTATGATTCAAGTAGTGTCATGGTGTCCTCTGTTTCCAGAGTACTATCCGAACATTCTAGTTCAGCACTAAGGTCTTCAACAATCTTAAGATCTCCGAGACCTATATTTTGGAGTTGCTTGACCGCATAGTCAAACTTCTGGTAATCACCTTTCTCCTCTACTATAAGTTTTACGAATGATCCTTTGAGGTCTTCTGGCTCTGGGATACTAACTCCATTATTATAATACAATTTATGAAAAACGTCAAAGGGATTCCTATAAAAAGTAGTCTTAAGAGTAGTCGTGTCAAAAACATGAAACCCTCTTTTGCATCCGTAGTCATTCCAGTATAGTTGATAAGGATTACCTAAGTAAGATATATTACCTTTAGTTGATTTCTGATGGTAGTGTCCACTGAAGACTCGTTTGAATTTATTGAAGAAGGTTCCGTCCATACCACTTTCCATGACATGACCAGGATGTGCTTCAAAACCATTCAGTTCTAGATGACCCATGCATACAGGTGCTTTAGATCTTTGAACTGCTTCAAATACTTCAGACTTGTTATCATCACAAATCCAAGGTAACAATAGTATATCAACTCCATCATAACTCTTAGTTGTTGGTTTGTCAATAACATCAAAGTTATATTCACCTAAAATCTCATGAGGTGCATTTACCCTTAAAGTATTCTTATAATATATGTCATGATTACCAATCAGCATAGTATGATTGCATCCTAGTTTCTCTAACTGATCAAACCACATCTCCTTTGCTGAGTCCAATGACATAAAATTAATATATCTTCTTCTATCAAAAGTATCACCCAGATTTATAACTTCTTTTATACCTGATGCTTTTATAAAAGGTACCACCACTTTACCATAAAATTTGGCATAGTGATTGATGAAGTGTTGGTTATCATTACGCACACCGAAGTGCTGATCCGTGATAAGTAGGATCTTCATGGGCGACGAGTTTTTATTTGTATGTTATTCTTGATAGCATTATAGTCGGTATTGCCTGATCCGTCAACTGTAAAGATATCTGAGTAACCATACTTGTCAATAATCTTATCCTTTATATCCATTTGTCTTTTCTCTTTTGCTATCCTACGAAGAAAAGCATAGTATACTATCTGGGTAAAATAAGCAAAGGGGTTCTTAGATTTTTCGGGGTTGAAATTTTTTATATACTGTACACAGTTTTCATATCCATCAGCAATCATATCATCCTTATACATGTAGTTAATAAAGTTAGGTCGGAATGATAAGTGTGTAGCAATCTTTAGAAAACATTCTCCAAGGTATTCATCTATTCGCGGTTCAGTAGTACCTGATGCCTCTGCTTCCTTAACTTTATTTTTATACACTATGATAGATTCAAGAAACTTCTTGTTATCAACATAATGAGGTTTTCTTTTCTTAGGAGCTGCAGGTTTTTTCTTACCTTTGGTCGGGTCTTTTGAAAGGACTTTGCCCTCAGGATCAGGTTTTTTTGTAGGCATCTAGTTATACGTTCCAATATTTTATTATAGCACCACTTGACAAGTATGTCAATAAGGTGTACAATAACACTGTAAGGGTTTAAGGGTTATTCTTAGTCTTATATATTTTCTCAAAGAGCGATCTATAGTCGTCAATATTTCCAACATATCCACCTATCGAATCTGGTTCAATATGAAAGTTACTATCCTTAGGTGACTTGTGTATATTGGTGCCATTTTCTGTCATAACAAATGCATCATATAACATTTTTATTTGCTTACTCATGGTAGAGACGCAAACAATATCTTTTTCTCTTATCACATAAAAATCTTCATCGGAGAGCTGCTGCCATTTTACAAACCCCATGCCTCTCGCGATCTTAGTCTCACTTATAGGATTAGTAATAATCTCAACGCACAAAGGATCTTGTAAAAACACAATGGATTCTTGATGATCTTTGGTTAGAACTGCTTTTGCAAGCACCTCTTCTCCATTGACCAACTTAAAGATCCCAAAAAATTCTTCTTCGTGTTTAATAAAGTTAAGCATCCTTTTTGAGTTTTAGATCTATTATTTCATAATCAAACTTTTCTTCATTGTATACCTTTACTCGTTCCATCAGATGATTTAACGTGTAGTTATTCCCCCTGTCTGTTGAGATATCATCAGCAATATCATATAGAGTTGCTTTTGATTTATTGTCTCCTTTCCGCAATACTCGTCCAATAGACTGTAAATTACGAATCCTAGATTTAGAAGGACTAGCAAAGATAACATTGTGTAGATTACGAATGTTTATACCTGTACTGAATGTACCGTATGATGCAACAAT